CTCGTTCAGACGATCTATGCCTAAATTTCAGGGGGAGGGGGTTGATCCACGTGGTTTAAATGTACGTGGGGCTGGTCCTGTTTCTAGACAAACTGAAGAGGTGTTTTCAAGAGGGTTTGATCCTATAGCACAGGGATTAACCGCACCTCTAGCCGCTAGAGCCACTCCATTTACTCAACAACCTATATCTGGTCCTAAAGCAGATGAATTAGCAAGACAACAAGAAATTTTAGCACCACAAGTTAGAACAGAAGCAGAAGCTCAAAAAATTATAGATCAAATAGAAGAAGAAGTTGTACAAGGATCTCCTGCACAGTCTGAAGGATCTCAACGAGAACAAAGAGTGGTATCTAAAAATGAAACAGATTTACTTAAAAAATTAGAAGATAAATATGGAGATAGGGTAGTAACAGCAGATGATCCTATTAGTAAATTATTTGGTAATCCTAATGAGGGTAGACCTCTAAAAGATGTAGCACTAGAAGGAATGGCTAATATAGCAGGCGTTTCAGTGCAAGAATATAAAGATATGTCTAACTATGAAAGGGCAGAAAGATTACAAAGACATTCACAAGGTAGAGGTGCACAGTTAAATGAATCTATTAGACAAGCAGGTTTAACTATAAAACAATTTAGAGAAATGAGTGAAGTTGAAAAAAATGAAATTATGAAAACTAATCCAAGTTTACGTCAAAACTTTTCACGTCACCCAAGTTCTAGAGGTCACGATTTTGAAGCTACAGAAAATAATAAAGAAGAAGAGACTGAACAAGAAATTAAAAAAGGTGGGCTAGTTTCTAGAAAAAAGTAATAACAACCACCTAATATGCTGGCTACTCATCCCCCTATTAATATTAGGCTACGGTGGCCCCAGATAGAAAGAATTAAAATGGAAAATACAGCTATTGTTGCAGAAACAACTACACCTAAAAAGGTTGCATTTGTAGATAGAAAAAGTGTTAACTTAGATCGTATTAAGAAAGATGAGGAAGAACTAAAAGAACTTCTTGACACTAAAGAAAATAAAGAACAAGAATCTGAACCTGTTAATGCAGAAGAAAAAAGTTTTAAAAAACGTTATGGTGATCTTAGGCGGCACATGCAAGAAAAAGAAAAATCTTGGGAAGACAAATTTAATAAGCTAGAGATACAGTTAAAAGATGTTACACGTAAAGAAATAAAACTACCTAAGTCTGATGAAGATATAGAATCTTGGGCTGCACAGTATCCTGACGTAGCAGCTATTGTAGAAACAATTGCAATTAAAAAAGCACGTGAACAAGCTGAAGTTTTAGAGACTCGTGTAAAAGAAATAGATGAAATGAGAGCTACAGCATCTCGTGAAAAGGCAGAGATAGAACTTATGAAAGCGCATCCTGACTTTGGAGAAATACGAGATAGTGATGAATTTCATGATTGGGCAGAAGAACAACCTAAATGGGTACAAGAAGCACTTTATGAAAATGATACAGATGCTCGTTCTGCAAGCCGTGCTATTGATTTATATAAAGCAGATATGAATATTAAGAAAAAGAAACCTGCAAGCAATAAAGATGCTGCACGTTCTGTAAACAATCGTACTAGTCGAAATGAACCTAATACAGATACTGATGAAGGTTCATTTAAAGAATCGCAAGTTGCTAAAATGACAGCACAACAATATGAAAAAGCTGCTGATGCAATCATGGAAGCAATTAGAACTGGCAAATTTATTTATGATATGTCTGGTTCTGCACGATAAAATACTGTTGACAAATAAAAAATATACAGTATAACTATAGATATAATCATTATTAGCCACCCAAAAGGTCTACCTAATAATAAAATATCAAAATAAAAGTCTAAACAATACGTAAGACCTACCTGTTTAAGTATAGGCCCATAGCGTTATTAGTAGGCCAACTAATAATAAAATGCACCCTAAAAAACAAACAGCCTCTATGTGATAATGTTTAGCTTATAAGTAAGCCTAAACTTTATAGGAGGAACTATTATGGCTTTTCAAACCGCAGCAGGTTATGGGAATTTACCTAATGGTAACTTTAGTCCCGTAATCTACTCCAAACAGGTACAACTTGCATTTCGTAAAAGTACCGTAGTAGGAGATGTTACTAACTCCGATTATTTTGGGGAGATAACTGCACAGGGTGATACTGTGAGAATTATCAAAGAACCTGAGATTTCGGTAAAAGAATATGCTCGTGGAACTACTGTCACGGCACAAGATCTTGATGATGAGGACTTTTCACTTGTTATTGATAAAAGCAACTATTATGCTTTTAAAATGGATGACATTGAAGAAGCACACTCACACGTCAATTTTATGGACTTAGCAAGCAATCGTGCTGCATACCGTTTGTCTGACCAGTATGATCAAGAAGTTCTTGGTTATATGTCAGGCTTTAAACAGTCTGCACTACATGCAAAAGCAGACACAGCTAATACTACCGTAAATGGTACAAAAGCTGTAACGACTGCAGGATCAGATGAATTGCTTTCAAGCATGAAACTGATTAAAAGTTCATTTGGCAATATTACGACAGCATCTGCTGGTGATCATTCAATACCAGTAACTGCACGTATGCCCGGAGCTACATCTCTACCAACTGCAACTGTTTCACCTGCAATGATTATTGCTCGTATGAAACGTTTGCTTGATCAACAACAAGTTGACACTAATGGTCGCTGGCTTATAATTGATCCAGTGTTCATGGAGATTCTATCTGATGAAGATAGTCGCTTTATGAATGGAGACTATGGTGAGTCTGGTGGACTTCGTAACGGTCTTGTGATTAATAACTTTCACGGTTTCCGTTTATATACATCCTCAAACCTACCTGCAGTAGGCACTGGACCCGGTACATCAGGAACAGCAAATCAGAACTCAAATTTTGGAGTGCTTGTTGCTGGACATGAATCTGCTGTTGCAACTGCAGAGCAGATTAATAAGACAGAAACATATCGTGACCCTGACAGCT